CTGACTCGCGTCCTGTACAAGTACAAATTCCATGTATGGAAATGTACGGCGATACATGTAACATTCTTAACGAAGTACGTGGCTGGTTTAAAGATCCAAGTCTAGAAGACATGGGTCGTAAGTATTGGAAAAAGCGTTCATACGTATTCCAAGGCTTTGTAACTGATAATCCGTTAACTAACGACGAAGCACCTGAAAATCCAATCAGACGCTTTATTATTGGTCCACAGATTTTCCAGATTATTAAGGCAGCACTTATGGATCCAGACATGGAAGAATTGCCAACAGATTATACTGCTGGTGTAGACTTCCGTCTTAACAAAACATCTAAAGGTGGTTATGCAGACTACGGCACAAGTAATTGGGCACGTAGAGAGCGTCCATTAGATGATGCTGAAATGAATGCAGTCAATACACATGGACTATTTGATCTAGGTGACTTCCTTCCTAAGAAGCCTGACGCAACTGCACAAAAAGTAATGCACGAGATGTTCGAAGCATCTGTAGATGGCGAAGCATATGATCCAGAGCGTTGGAGTAATTACTTCCGTCCTGCAGGTATGCAAGCACGTACTGGTGATCCGCAAAAAGCAGCATCGCCACAAGCAACTGCTGTAAGCCAAAGTGCTCCAGTAGCACCAACTCCAGCACCTGAGGCTGCACCAGTGGCAGCAGATCCTGCTCCAGCAGCAGAAGCAGCCGGCGGCGGCGCACAGGACATTCTTGCAATGATCCGTTCACGTCAAGGTTAATGCAACTGAAAAGGGTTGCATTATTGATTTGCAACCCTTTTTTATTACAGCTTTTTAGGAGAAAACATGGCTAAATCATTTGATGTTAGTAAGTTCCGTAAGGACTTAACTAAAAGTATCTCAGGCATGAGTAGTGGCTTTAACGATCCAACAGACTGGATTTCAACAGGCTCATATGCACTAAACTATCTTATTAGTGGTGACTTTCACAAAGGTGTTCCGCTAGGTAAGGTTACTGTGTTTGCTGGCGAATCAGGAGCAGGTAAGAGTTATTTCTGTTCAGGTAACGTTGTAAAACACGCACAGGATCAAGGCATCTTTGTAGTATTAATTGACTCGGAGAACGCACTTGACGAGAGCTGGCTACAGGCTCTTGACGTTGACACTAGTGAAGATAAACTTCTTAAACTAAACATGTCAATGATTGATGATGTAGCAAAAACTATCTCAACATTTATTACAGACTTTAAAGCAATGGACGAAGAAGATCGTCCTAAAGTGTTGTTTGTAATTGACAGCTTGGGTATGTTGCTAACACCTACTGACGTTGATCAGTTTAACAAGGGTGATATGAAAGGTGATATGGGTCGTAAGCCTAAGGCATTGACTTCACTTGTTCGTAACACAGTTAACATGATTGGTTCGCTTAACGTAGGCTTAGTATGTACTAACCACACTTATGCATCACAGGATATGTTTGATCCAGATGATAAGATTAGTGGTGGTAGTGGCTTTATCTATGCATCAAGTATTGTTGTTGCGATGAAAAAGTTGAAACTAAAAGAAGATGAAGCAGGTAATAAGATCTCGGAAGTTATGGGCATCCGTGCTGGTTGTAAAGTAATGAAGACACGCTATGCAAAACCTTTCGAAGGTGTGCAGGTTAAGATTCCTTATGAAACTGGTATGAATCCATACAGTGGTCTTATTGAATTATTTGAGAAAAAAGGCTTGTTGACAAAACAAGGCAATCGACTCAAGTATGTCAATCTTGCAGGTGAGGAAGTACTCGAGTACCGCAAAGCATGGATGGTTGGCGAAAAACTTGATTTGATTATGTCAGAATATGACGAAAAAACAGCTCCGGTGGTAAATACCGACGAAGTTGATTTAGAACAAGCAACTGTAGATCAAATTGAGGAAGCAACTGCCAATGAATGAAGAACACATTAGTGACATCTGGACGATGTTCAAAGAATATACAGATAAGAAACAAATGGATCTTGTCGCTGAAAAGTATGTCGATTTGTTAGCCGATTATGGTGTCAGTGATGAAACTTTTAAAGAAGTTATCGGTACAGATTCATATCTAGACGAAGCAATTACTTATTACTTAGATTTAGATAATATAGACGATGACGAAGAAGAGTGGGATGAGTAATGGGTTGGTATAGCGAAGTATCACGAGACATTTCTAAGATACCGAGTGCTGTACAGTACTTCGAAAACGAACTAATACAAGGTCGTTTAGATGTAAAACTCAAAGGCAATGTTGAACGTGCTGCCGCAGAAATGCCCGGCATCGTTGAACAGCGTTTTAACCAACTTCAAGAAATTGAAGCAATCCTGCACTACTTAAATATCGAGCTACGTAGATTGCGTAGCTCGTACTTTAAGAAATATCTTGAGAACTATCAACGAGCTCTGTCAAGCCGTGACGTTGAAAAATACGTCGACGGTGAGGCAGACGTTGTTGACTATGAAAAGATTATTAATGAGTTTGCACTAATGCGCAACAAGTGGTTAGGTCTATTAAAAGGTTTAGATCAGAAGCAATGGCAAATTACTAATGTTGTAAAACTTAGAGTAGCTGGGATGGAAGATGCTAGTCTATAAATACTGTAAGGAGAAGCCATGGAAAATTTTAAATACTTAATAGACAAGATTTATGATACTGATTTTACTAGGGAACCATTTAGATTTATCTATGTAGAAGACTTTTTTACACAAGATCACTTCGAACGTATAACAGCATGTAAACAGATCAATGTACCTCAGTTTGATAGTTCTGAGCATATGTGTTCAGAACTTGCAACTACATACAAATACAAGCCGCAACCATTTCCGGGGTGTACTACAAGTGTACAGTCTTATTTAGAATGGTATAATAATCAAGACAAAGGTAAAGGTGTAGGAAACCAAGATCTGTTAGAAGGATACGGGATAGCGTTTAGACTGAAGCATTATCAAGATAGTATTTTAGAAGAGCTTGTTGCATTTTTTAACAGCGATTCTTGGCACAAATGTATTAAGAAAAAATTTAAAAAGACAGGCGAAACAAGTGTAGATACTGCAATACAAAAATATGTATCAGGTTATGAAATAAGTCCACACCCGGATATTAGACGTAAATGTGCTACATATATGATCAATATTAATACTGCTCCTGAAGCAGAGCACTTAGGGTTGCACACACACTTTATGACATTTAATGATGACAAAAAGTGGATCGCTGAACAATGGCGTGATAAACAAGACCAAGATACTTGTTGGGTACCTTGGGATTGGGCAACTACAAATTATGAACATAGTAAAAACAATTCTATTACAATGTTTGCACCAGACTATAATACGTTACATGCTGTAAAGTTAAAGTACGACCATACTAAACTTCAGCGTACACAAGTGTATGGTAATTTATGGTACACTGGCGACAGTAGACCAAAAGTAAAAAAATCTAATTGGAAAAGTTTATAAAATGAAAACATATAAACGAAAAGAAGATAACGTAATATTTCCTTGGTTACAAAAACACTTGCAACTACAAACTACTATTGTTAAACTTAGGGTAGCTGGGATGGAAGATGCCAGCTTATGAAGACACGTATAATACGTCTTGAAGAAAACGAACATTCATGCCAAATGGCTCAAGACTGTTTTAACCAAGCAGTATTGCATGGATTGCAACCTAAGTTTTATAAAGCAATTAACGGCAATGATGCAGTACGCCATTACCAAGCAACGGGTGTTAAATCAAAACGAAGAATGAAAAAAGGCAGACTAGGTGTACTAGGATGTTTTTTTAGCCATTATTATTTGTGGCAAGAATGTATGGTAACAGGCACGCCAACTCTTATTTTAGAACATGATGGTTACATGCTAAAACCCTTGCCAGAAAATATACTAGATACATTTGAAGATGTATTAAAATTAGACAGATGTGATCCGTATAGCGGCGCATATAATAAAGTATTAGAAGAAGAATCAACTCTAAATCTATCAATAGAAAAATATACAAACTTACAAAATAAAAATCCTGTTAAAATTGGAACAGGAAACTACTTCAAAGGTGCATATGCATATATAATAAAACCATCTGCTGCAACTAAATTAATTAGACATATACGACAAGATGGCCATGTTCCTGCTGACCAACAAATTGGTGACTGGATTGTTGATACTCGTACAACAGTACCTAGTCTAGCAAGACTACATCCGCACTACGCAGTCGGCGCAAATATTAAACAAGATAGTTTGACTAGGAATTTAAAGGAAACGTAATGTCGAAAAAATCAAAAAAACGTGAACCAGTATTTGTAATGGAAAAAAGAAACAATTGGTTTAACGAATATCACGACATGCCAGAACTAGGCATCACTGGCACACGCAAAATTAATGATAGAATTGCATATTACGATCAACAAGACTTTAAAAATGCTACTGCTATAGACTTAGGTTGTAATATGGGGCAAATGTCTTTCCAAGCAGAAAAATGGGGAGCAGATGTTATTGGTGTAGAGTTTGATGCTAATGCTGTTGCTAATGCATTGGAAATAAAAGAAAAAATAGGTTCTACTGTAAACTTTGTAGTTGATGATTTAGACAGTAATTTCTTTTGGAACAGTATTCCAAAACAAGATGTTGTTATGTTTCTTGCTGTTATCGATACACTTGAACTTGAAAATAGATATGGAATATTATCTAAAGCATGTGCAAAGACAAACAAAGTGATGTATTTTGAAGGACATGGCAAATCGCCTATTAGTAAATACCTAAAAAACATTGTTGACTATACTGACTTTTCTCAGATTGTATACAAAGGATATACTCCTACTAAACGTCCTTTCTTTAGATGCACTCGTGATGTATTAAATGAACAACAGTTTTTAGAAAAAATTATAAACTCTCAACATAAAAAGATTGCAGTTGTTGGAAAATCTTTGTCAGGAAAATCAACACTTAGATTAAAACATTGGCAGTCGCTAACTGATTTAGGATATAGTATTATTGACGATCTTCGGCATATTAAAACTGTGCAAGAAAATTCGCAAGGTATTCTTATACCAACATCTATTGATAAAATTTTACCTGAGCAAATTAAAAACTTTGATAAATTTGTCTGCTTCGATTATCGTGCTTTAGAATATTACGATGAGTTTGATGCTGTGTTTTTTGTTACACCAAACAAGGATTTAATTGGACAATCTAGGCCACGTAAAAATCCTATGAGAAGTCCAACAATAAAAAACTTTGATACAATAAAAGAAATATACACAGTTAGGGCGTATTAATGAGAACATTTTGGATGAACGGAAAGCCTAATTTTGGAGATCAACTAACTCCGTACGTTTTTGATTACTTCGGTATATCTCATTCAATGAGTGCTAAACTAGGTAAATGCCGAGCAATGTGTATTGGTTCTATTGCACACAGAGCTACTGACGATATGATTGTATTAGGCAGTGGATTAATGTTTGCAGATAAATTTACTGTTAATCCAAATGCTGATTACAGATTTGTGCGAGGCCCATACACTCGACAAAAAATAATAGATGCAGGTGGCAGTTGCCCTAAAGTTTACGGAGACCCCGCTATGCTTCTGCCATTGTTTTGCGAAGAAAGTGAAAAGGAATATGACGTAGGCATTGTTCCGCATTATGTAGACTACGAATATACCAAACAACAATATCCTAATTATAAAGTAATTGATGTTATAAACACTGATCCATTAGTAGTAGCAAAAGAAATAACAAAATGTAAAAAGATTATATCCACTAGTTTGCATGGAATTATTGGAGCACATGCATATGGTATTCCAGCAGCTTGGGTTAAATTTTCAAAAAAAGTAAAAGGCGACGGTATTAAATTTAATGATCATTATGCGTCTTTAGGATTAACAGCACAATCTTCAACAGTAGAAGACCCTATATATACTACTGGAACACTTGATTTAAATCCTATGATAAGTATTTTTGAAAACTTATCTCAAAGTAGTCAAATAACTTTATTACAATAAACTACGCACATAAATATCTACATGAAAGTAGTATTGGTTACGGGTGGCTTTGATCCACTACACTCAGGACACATTGAGTATTTTAAGGAAGCAAAAAAGCTAGGCGACAAACTTGTTGTTGCTGTGAATAGTGATGCGTGGCTTACACGTAAAAAGGGCAGACCTTTTATGCCTTTTGAAGAACGTATTAAAATTATTGAAGCACTTGAAGTTGTTGATCAAACAACATATGTTATGAGCGATGATGTAAACGATGATGCAGGCGGAGCAATCTTCCATACACTATCAACACACGGCAATATTGAGATTATCTTTGCAAATGGTGGTGACCGTAAGGAAGGCAACGTACCAGAAGAAGAACAATGGGGAGAAGACCCTCGTATAACATTTGTTTATGGTGTAGGCGGCAATAATAAAATGAATTCAAGTAGTTGGATACTTGATGAGTGGAAAACACAAAAAACAGAACGCGATTGGGGTTATTGGCGTGTGTTAGATCACAAGCCAGAAAAAGGTTACAAAGTAAAAGAACTAGTGATATACCCAGGCAAAAGTTTAAGCAATCAAAAACATTTCAAACGCTCAGAGCAATGGATAGTACTCGAAGGTGAAGTTGATATGATATCTGAATGGCAATCAAATGTTAACCAAGTCTTAATAACTCCAGACCGATCACCTTATGAAATCGGTATTGAAGTTTGGCACAAGCCAAGCAATCCTGGAAAAGAAAATGCACACATTCTTGAAATACAATGGGGCAGTGAATGCGTTGAAGAAGATATAGAAAGAAGAGATTAATGAAAGTATATGTAGGTTACGACACAAGAGAAGATATAGCATACCAAGTGTGTAAGCACAGTATCACGACTAAACAGCCAGCAGCAGAAATACGCCCACTAAAGCAACAAGAGCTACGAGATGCAGGCTGGTATACTCGTCCTAAGGACAAACTTGCAAGTACAGAGTTTACATTTACTCGCTTTCTTATTCCTGAACTAATGAACTTTAAAGGTTGGGCTGTGTTTATGGATTGTGATATGATCCTTACCACAGATATTAAAGAACTGTTTGATCAAGCAGATGACAAGTACGCTGTTATGTGCGTACAACACGATTACACACCTAAAGAAGGCACTAAAATGGATGGACAAAAGCAAACTATCTATCCACGTAAGAACTGGTCAAGTGTGATGCTGTTCAACTGCGGACATCCTAGCAATGCTAAACTTACACAAGATATGGTAAACGATCCTGAAATTAATGGCGCATACTTACATCGATTTAGCTGGCTGAAAGACGAAGAAGTTGGCGAACTAGATCATACATGGAACTATCTAGTAGGTGTGTATGATGACATCGAAACACCAAAACTAATACACTACACAGAAGGCGGACCGTGGTTTGAGAACTACAGGGACTGCGAATTCAACGAATTATGGAAACATGAACTACAGGAAATGATGAATGGGTAAAACAGCACCAATAGAAATAGCAGCAATAGACAGTGTCGGCGGCAACAACTACCATAAAAAAGGACACTCGTACGATCCTTACTTAGCAAGTATACTTAGAGGGATTGCACAGCATCCTACCACACTATCTACAATTGAATCTAATTGGGAAGAACAAGAAGACACTTCGACTATGCTTCTCATAAGAGGTCTTGGAGGCGGCAGTCAGAAAGCCATCAAACGTTGTTGGAAACAAGGACGTGAGTTTTATGCAGTTGACACTGGTTATTTTGGAAACGGAAAACATAAAACTTGGCATCGTATTACACGCAATGCTCTACAAAATATGGAACAGATGATTGATCGTGATTTTGAAAGACTTGCTGTTCAATTGCAAGTTGAAACCTGGGACGAAATCTACAAGCCATTTACACCTGGATCTAAAATATTAGTATGTCCTCCTAGTAACAAAGTTATGAACATGTTTGGACAACCTGAAGCAGAAATATGGACTAAGAATTTAGTGGAACAGTTAGAACAAATAACTGATAGACCTATTGAAATTAGGATGAAGCCTATTAGAAGTCAACGAGTTACCGGAAGCACTATACAAGAAGCATTACAAGATGATGTACATTGTTTAGTTACATACAATAGTATTGCAGCTACTGAAGCTCTAATGGAAGGCAAGCCTGCACTAACACTAGGACCAAATGCAGCGCAACTAATTTGTGAAACAGACCTTAATAATATCAACAATCCGCGCATACCAACTGAAGAAGAAATGTATAGATTTTTAACTCATCTGTCATATTCACAATTTACACAGCCAGAAATGGAAGATGGTACTGCTTGGGCTATTTTAAGGAAAGATGTATAATGACTATTAGTGTAGCAAGTTATCTAATGGGTATACCTCCTGGAAACAAAAATCCAGAAAAGCCTAAAATTATTGTAAACTTTATTGAAGGAGTGTGGACTGCTGGAGACAAAGGCCAAATTGTTTGTGATTACGACCCAATTGATGCTGATGTTGCAGTAGTGCAGGGCTTTGTTCATCCTGGCAGTAAGCAAGGATTGCACTTAACACTAAGAAAACAAGTTTTTGAAAAACAACAACGAGACAACAAGCGCAGCATTATTGTAGATAGCAACTTATTTTTATACGCTGATAAAGGCAACTCTCAACAATTTTTAAGATTTAGTTATGACGGTGTGTTTCCTAATACAGGAGATTATTGTAATCAAAATCCTGATCCTGCAAGATGGGATTTAATTAGTAAACGTATAGGAATTCAACTTAAACCGTATCGCAAAACAGGAGACAATATTTTAATATGTTGCCAGCGTGATGGCGGATGGAGTATGGGAGGCGAAGCCTTAATGCCATGGCTAGTTAGATCGATACAACAAATAAGAAAATATAGCGATAGAAGAATTATAGTTAGATTTCACCCCGGTGATAAAAATATACTCAATCACAAAAGAATGATAGCAAGATATAGAATGCCAAATGTAATAATAAGTCATGCAGCAAACATATTAGAAGACTTTCAGCATGCTCATTGTGTTATAAATCTTAACAGTAGTCCTACAGTAGCAGCAGCAATCGAAGGACTTCCTACTATAGTATTAGATCCCGAAAAAAGCCAAGCAGCAGATGTATCTCATCATCAATTATCAGATATTGAGAAATTAACAGAACGTGACAGAGAAACTTGGATACATAAAATGGCACAGATGCATTGGTCATTAAGTGAATTAAAAGACGGTACAGCATGGAGGCACCTAAGACAATGGGCAATCAAATAACAGTAGTAACAACATTTCATCCATCAGGATTAGTAAGATACGGACAACGATTTTTAGATAGCTTTGCATCTAGAGTAGACAAACGTATTAAACTTTTAGTATACGCAGAAGATTGTAAGCCTGACAATCCAGACCCTACAAGAATAGAAATACTAGATGCAAAGCAAGTGTTGCCAAAACTAAATGCATTTAAAGAACGTTGGGGTAATGTTCCTAAAGCTAATGGCGACGTTAGTAACGAGCCACAACGGCACACACGCAAGGATTGGAACAAAGAATTTAAATGGGATGCTGTACGCTTCGCTAACAAGACATACGCTGTGTATGACGCTTGTACACGCTCTAAGGACTGGTGTGTATGGATGGATGCGGACACTTTTGTACACAGTGATTGGGCGCATGGTGACTTTGTAGAGTTACTTCCTAGCAATGCATATATCACATATGTTGGCAGAGGCAAAGGCTCTCAGACATGGCCAGAGTGTGGTTTTTACGGAATGAATTTAAATCATCCTGTGTGTCATGAATTCTTAAAGGACTTTGAATCTATGTACGAAGATGCAGATAATGGTATTTTTACTCTTGATGAATGGCACGACAGTTATGTGTTTGGACATTTGTTAGAAAAGTACAAAGACTTTCCATCACATGATTATAGTGCTGATATGTATCTTAAGGAAGCAAAGAGTGGAGGCGGTGGACATCCACTAATTAATGGTCCATTAGGTAAATGGATCGATCATATGAAAGGTGGTCGCAAAGACAAAGGCAAGAGTCTTAGATCAGATATTATGGTCAACAGAAAAGAAGCATATTGGAATGAAATTTAGTTTATGGACAGATTATGGCGCACTTAATAGTAGACCGGTGTTTGATGCTTTTGCAACTAGCCTTGTGGACGATGGGCATACTGTTGTTTATAATGATAACACTGCCGACGTTAATGTTATTTGGAGTGTTCTTTTCCACGGCCGCATGGCTAGAAACAAAGCTATCTGGGAAAACGAAAAGCCTACTATAGTCCTTGAAGTTGGAGGAATAAATAGAGGTGTAACGTGGAAAGTAGGGCTTAATGGAATTAATAGGGATGGTTATTTTAGTCCCGGTGATTTTTGTAATAGTCGTAGCAATGATCTTGGGCTATTACTAAAACCTTGGCGCACCGATGGTGAATACATTTTAATTGCAGGACAACATGACAAAAGTCTGCAATGGAAAAACATGCCACCAATGAGCAACTGGTTCTTAAATACATATGACGAAATACGCAAACACACAGACCGTCCTATAATATTTAGACCGCATCCACGTTGTAGACTAGAACACATAGAACGTGGACTTAGACACGTAATAAGACAGGAGCCCCGACATGTTAACGGCACTTATGATTCTTTTGATATGGGGTTTGATAATATATATTGCACTTTCAGTCATAGTAGTAACCCTGGGATACATAGTATCATCGAAGGCGTTCCTGCTTTTGTTAGTCCTAGTAGTCTTGCTTACCCTGTCGCCAACGACATCGATTTTTTTCATGACATAGAAAATCCGTTGATGCCAAACAGAACACAATGGCTTAACGACTATGCACACACAGAATATACAATCGAAGAAATATCACAAGGTTTACCTTTAAAAAACTTGACAGCTGAGTTATTCTAAGTTATACTTTATGTATGATATTAAATTTAGAAGATTGCTTAGAACACCTTGCAGGCTTGCGTAACTCGCCAGTAGAGTTTACTATTGAAAAAACTGACTATACTATCATGAATAGTATTGCTAGACAGTGTTTCAAAGGTATGGCACTAACTGATAGACAGTCTGCACTTATGCATGAAAAACTGCAATCTTACAGAGATCAATTTACTAATTTAGATTGGGACTTTGATTATGCAGTTAATCAGTTGCGTCAACCATTGCGACACATTGATCGTAGCAAATATATTAAGATAGTAGAAGATTGGATTGTTATTAGATTTCCATTTAGAAAAACAGAAATAGTGTTAGTTCAAGAAGCTGCAACTAGAGCAGGTGACGGATATCATCATCAAAAAGGTTCTCATCAACACAACTTTGCATTTAATGAAGTTAACATTTTAAATTTATTAGATAGATTTAGCACCAAAGATTTTACAGTTGATCAAGAATTACTAGACATTTATGAACAAGTAAAACAAATACACAATCAGCCACAAAAATATCTAAGCGGAGTTTCTAACTTAGAATTGATAAACATTAACAATAAATTATTACCTATAATAAATGATGAACTTGGTGAACTTTCAAATGAAACATTCTGTCAGTTTGTTGATAGAAGATTTAGATATGGGTTCAATTATGTCGACAAGTTAAAAGAAACAACACTTGCAGATAAAATTGCATTACGCAAAGACAGTTCTTATCAAAGCAAACCTAGTGAAGAATCAACTTCTGGAATTTTAAATGCACTTTGGGATTTAAATAGATTTCCAATTTTAGTAATATTAGAAGAAGACAGAGCAGAAGATCAATTATATGAATTTGCAAATCATTATAGAGATATTTTAAATCCGGAACAACAAAGTGTACTATTTCGCTTAGAAGATAAAGATGCAGGCTTTAACCAATTGATTAAGGACAGAAAATTAAATAATTGGGTTGACAAATCTACAAAAGTAGTGTATATTAATAAAAGTAAGTTACCTAAGATACTTGTGAACAACGAATGGAAGCCTTGCGCTACATTTAGTTTTACAAGTACTTTAGATCGTTATTTGGATAATTATGTTTCATTTAACTGTGACTTAATTGTATATAGGGAAGAACATATAAGTCCCTTTAGGAGACATTCACGATACTATGGCTAGTTGTAAATTAATAATTGAAGATGAAGTAAACATTAAACTAGAAGGACTCGAAGTAGACATACGACGAAAACTAGCCAATGCACTTAAATTCGAAGTGCCGTATGCAAAGCATATGCCGCAGTACAAGCTAGGACGTTGGGATGGCAAAGTTGCTTTCTTTGGCATTGGCGGCAGTGGTTATGTTAATCACCTTGATGTTGTTAGTCAAGTGCTTGCAAAAAACAATGTCGAAATAGTAGCTATTGAAGACAAACGTCATCCAATTAAATTAGAATTTAAACCAGTTACAGAAACATACTGGAAAGATCAAGGCGTTGTATGGCCTGAAGGTCATCCAGCACAAGGCGAAGATATTATTCTTCGCGACTATCAAGTTGAAGCAATCAACAACTTTATTGCTAATCCACAGAGTCTTCAGCAAATTGCTACAGGCGCTGGCAAAACAATTACGACAGCTACGTTATCACATCTCAGTGAACCTTACGGGCGTAGCTTAGTTATTGTGCCTAATAAGTCCTTGGTTGAGCAAACCGAAGAAGACTATATTAACTGTGGATTAGACGTAGGGGTGTACTTCGGAGACAGAAAGCAACTAGGTAAGACTCACACTATTTGCACTTGGCAGAGTTTGAATATACTCGACAAGAAGCACAAGGACGGCAGCGCGGTGCTATCACTCGCCGAGTTCCTAGAAGGTGTTAGCACTGTTATTGTCGACGAAGTACACATGGCGAAAGCAGAGGTCCTCAAAAATCTGCTTACTCGCAACCTACGAAATGCACCTATCCGTTGGGGACTAACAGGCACTGTGCCAAGAGAAAAGTTTGAATTTGAAAGTATTCACGCTAGCCTTGGTCCTGTTATCGGAAAGATTAGTGCTAAGGAATTGCAAGACAAAGGTGTGCTATCACAGTGTCATGTTAACGTAGTACAACTAATTGACACAGTAGCACATAGAGATTATCAAGGCGAACTAAAATACTTAACATCAGATCCGGCACGTTTAGAATATATCGGTAAGATGATGAATACAGTATCACAATCAGGCAACACACTAATACTAGTAGACAGAATTAGCGCAGGCGAAACACTAGCAGAACTAATACCTAACAGCACGTTTGTAAGCGGCGCTGTTAAAGTAAAAGATAGGAAAGAAACATATGACACAATACGTGAAGGAACTAATGAAGTTATTATCGCAACCTATGGCGTTGCTGCCGTGGGTCTTAACATTCCTCGTATTTTTAACTTGGTTCTTTTGGAGCCTGGAAAGAGTTTCGTTAGGGTAATACAAAGTATTGGTAGAGGCGTTCGTAAGGCAAAAGACAAAGACTTCGTACAAATTTGGGACTTGACATCTACATGCAAGTTTGCGAAGCGACACTTAACTCAACGTAAGAAATTTTACAAAGAAGCTGAGTACCCATTTACAATTGAAAAAGTGGATTGGAATTAAATGAGAATATTAACATTAGATAACGAATGCTTCAACTTAGACGATTTACCAGAAACTATAGAAGAAGATGTACGTTTTAGCGTACTAGATAATAGTGATCCAAAAAATCCTGACTTCTTTTTTGTGCCGCTAATTTTCTTAGAAAGTTTTAGCGCACCAGCTATGGTATTAGATATTGGCGGCAGAGAAGTTACTATGCCGGTGGATTGGAATATAGCAGTAGGCTGTTCAGAAAGTGGCAACGACTTAGAAATTTTGCCTCTAACTAGTATTAACGATAGAGGATTTGAAGCATTCCTTTTTAATCCTTTAACTAGTTTTAAAACAGATTTTGCAGAAATTAAAATTACTAATTTTTATACAGATGTAAAATGGTATTTTCCTAAAGTAAAAAATGGACAATTACTAAGTACACCAATTACAGAAGGCAAAGATCCACTGTGTGCATTCTTTGTTAAAGATATTAGTAGACAGTGCGAAGTAATAGAATATAGCTTGTTGATGTAGGAGTAAACAACATGGGAATTAAAGCAGGAAAAATTTGGGGAGCCACAGAGCTGATCCATGCTAACGGTGTACTAGAGTTTCACCGTATCGAATATAACGCAGGTTATAAGTGTAGCGAACACGCACACGAATTTAAATGGAAC